TCCGGTATCAATGGAAAGATCAACTGATAATTCGTAGGAGTTGCCTTATCCATATTGCTTAAATTGGATGAGTTGCAAGTAATCATTTAATATCCCTTTACTCTTAATGCTGCTGTATATTTATATGGAACTTTATTCCATTTATTTACTTCTGCTTTTTCATGCCCCTTAACTGTAAAGTCAATGGTTTTCTTATCACCTTTATTAAGATTGTTTTTGCCAAAATGCTGAATCATATTACCGTCTATGTCTCTCATTACAGTAATTGAACTTTGTCCATATTGAGTGTCAAAGAAGTTTTTTCTTAAAACTTCAATATGAATTCCTTTCATTTTTTCTCCAATAACTCCCAACCATTCACTTTTTTTAAGTTCATTAGCACTTGCTGTTTCTTTTTCATTTCTAGCTATATTTTCTTTATTTACTTCATTTCTAAAATCTTCTACCGCTTGATTTTCTTGCCTTTTCCATAATCTTTTTGTTTTAGAATGATCCATTTCTGATGAACTTCCACCATCATGATAAATAAACCCGTACTTATATTCCTCTCTTACTCCAACATCATCAATCAGATATCCCCATTCTACCCTTCTGAATCCTTGTCCTGCTCCCCTTTTACCGAATATCATAGCTGCATTAACTTCCACAAAATAATCATCCGTTGTAGCATTAGTATTAATACCCCTCATTTTTTTCAAATCAGAAGGTTTCATAACTAAAGCATCTATTTTTCCTTCCCCTGAACCTCTACTTGAACCTATTTTATTGTATTTCCATTGCTTTTCTAACAAAAACCATCTTTGTTTAGTACTTTTGAATATACCATTATTCTTCATAATACCTTTGATGGTTCTATGATTATCAGAATCAGCACCGGACATATATTCAAATCCAGAACCTTCATCTAATGTATCTAAATCATCTATATATTCGGTTTTTTCTATAAATCTTTTCAGTTTCATTTTCTTCTCCTAAAACTTAGGAACTTAAATTAGCTCATGGTTCAAATAGAGTATATTTAACTAGTAAATCTCCATCCTCAATCTTTCCTTTAAGTTCATATGTTAATCCACCTGAAGCACCTGATGAGAATGTTGAAGTAGTATCTTTAATATAATTTGTGAATGATACCTTATCAGGAAAGTAACTCCCATAAATCTTTTCAATAAGACCTGTATCACTTGTAGGTTGAAAGAACCAAGTTTGCACTTCAAAATCTAAAGCATAATTGATTACCCTATACTCTAAATCTGCCATTTCATGACTAACTTCAGGAGTTGCACTTCTAAAAATAATTTTAACGTCAAATGCTGTATTAAGTTCTTCTATTGCAACCCTTACAAAAATATGTGGACAAAAGAATGGTAGTATTTGTTCTAATATCTGATCTGTATCCACCATATGTAAAGACCAGATATTCATGGTAAATGTTAGGTTATATGGACAGGGATGGATGTATTTTGAAAAAGACCCTGATTCGAAATTACATTCAGAAGCAAATTCATAAAAGCTATTGACTTTTCTATCTGCTGCCCAATCAATAGAGCTAATATAAGCAGTTATCATTGGCAATACTTCATCATCTTTTCTCTCATTTAGCCAATAATAAACTTTCTCCTTAACAGAATGCTTAATAGGAACTTCAATGAGTCTATCTACTGTTTTACCATCTGCTGCATATCTGGCAATCTTGATATCATTGAATGCATCGAAAAACTGTACTATGGTTTTTCTGAATACATTAAAAAAGAAATATTGTTTCATTATTTATCCCATTATTTCACATAAAAAATTTCAACAGAATCATCCTTATAAGAAGAAGAATCCTTTTTCCACATTGCATAAAATTCAGAAAGATTCATTTCTTTTACCCATTTTTTAACTGAAGGCATTGTACCCTTTCCTTTTGCACCTATATGTGTCGATTTAGCTGTTTTTTTCCATTCTTGAACTTTCCTTAAATCACCTAATTGTCTTCCAAATGGTTGTTTATAAAACTCATTAGAATCTAAACCATTTATTTGTACTGCATAATTATTTCCGTCATGACTACCGAATGATGGTTTTCTTCCTCTTACTTTGCCTTCACCTAAATATTTATCTATTAAATTCATTTTCTTTTCCTCCTTTATATTTGCTCCACCTGATCGAACTACTTCTTTAAAGAAATCTCTTGTCCATTCACCTAATTTTCCTCTTGCACCAACCCATAATGCAAATGCTTCACAAAATGCTTCTTCTGTATTCTTTCTTGCATAATCAGTTATGAATTCAATATGAATACGTTCTCCTTCATAAGACAATAATTCCTTTAATGACGTACTCCATGATATTGTCTGAACTAAATATTGATATACGGCTTTTGTATTTGGATCATTTTCATTCTTTTTTACTAAATCCGTCAATTTATTTCTTTCTGGTTTTTTTATATCTGTAAATTCATTTGGATCATCCCATTTTGGAGGAAATTTACCTTCTATATATTTTCTGAAAAAAGCTTCAACATGATGTTTTTCTACATGAATAAATTTTTTCCATATTGCTGAACTCCATGCATCTTGAGCTTTTTTAGGCAATGACCTTCTATAGAATCTATGCCCAATTTCATGAACTAAAGTATGCAATGCTGTTTGTTTATCTGCCATACCCCATGTATATAAAGCCAATGTATCTTCATAAGATATATACTCTCCCCCTTTGTCTCCACCATGCCCCGGCCTATCTGTTAAACGTAATTTGACAGTCAATCCTTTTAATGAATCTTTAAATCCTGCTGCTTTTATTGCTTTTACTGCTTTAGGTAACGTATCAATAAATAATTTTAGTTTTTTCTTTGCCCAATCACTTGTATCTTTATCTTGTGTTATAAGTAGATTTATACCTGCAACATTTATTTGGTCTCTACTATCGGGAGTAACCAATTCAAATTGATATTTTATCAATTCTTCTATTGCTTTAAAGGCATGTTTAAATGCTTTTTGATATCTTATTATCTTATTTTTTCTTGTATCCCCTTTATCATATCTTGGATAATCTAATAAATCAGGTCTTGGTGTAAATTTACCATCATTATAATCATCAGGAAATATGTTATTTATTGCCATTTCTGCTTGCCATCCCTTTACTCTTGCTTCCTTTGAATATATAGATTCTGTGTTATCTTCACCGGGGACAAATTTCTTTTTAATAAACTGAGTGTACCATCTTTCCCAATTTTCTCTGAAAGTTCCGAATAGTTTCATACCTTCTTTGAATTTTTTAACAGCTTTTGGTGTGTTTTCGGCTTCTACAGATTTATATATTTTCGTCATTTTTCTTAAATCGGATTTCCACCCTTCTAATTCCTTTAGCCACTTATCCTTATCCTTTTCACCTGTAAGGGATATCTTTTCATTTAAATATCTTTTTAGTTTCATTTTGATTACCTAATTAATTGATTTGGCTTTACAAAAGATTTCATATTCTTACCCAATAAATTTTCTCTTGCCATTCTCTTTAAAAGAGTTTTCTGCCATAAGTCTAATACGTCTTTGCCATGTCTTTTTAGATTTGATGCTATTGTATATAGTGTGGTATATGAATTAAATACATCTAATAGAGACCATTCATCCCATTCATCTTTATTGGCTCTTTTTAATTCTTTTAATCCATGTATTTGTCCGTCTATCTCAAAGTAAGTCATATTCACGTCTTTTTTACCTAACTTGACTAGCTCCATATTTGTTAATTCTGCTGCTAAGTCTAAAACACTTGATATATGTTTATTATATAAAGAATCTGAAATCCAATGGGATAACTCATGTGATATTGATGATTTAATTCTAGTAGAAGATAATTCATTTGCAAATCTTACTAACTCATGTTCTGCAACCGAAGATATATCTCCCCTCATTAGTATGTCCATAACTCCTGCATTCATAGATATTTGGATTTCTCCCTTTTTTCCACTTCCACCTGCTTGTCTTTTTATTATTGCTGATGGTCTATAGAAATTACCATCCACATAGCTTCCTAAATCTATTGTTACAGGATTTACATTGTGTGCCATTACTGCTTCAGGGGATTTTAGAATAGAACTATCTGTACTAATAAGTGTTGTGCTGCTTCTGCCCTGTCTGAATATCTTTTTTAATTTTTTTTGCATTTCTTCAAAGTCATTTTCTTTGAAGATTTTAAATACTTTTTCAAATCCTTTTTTATAGAGGATATCAACGTCCTTTTTGATATTGAATGTCTTCTCTAATATTAGATATCTTTTTAGTCTCATATCTTCCCCAAACTTTTTCCTTTGTATCCTAAACTTGATAATTTTTTCCCCATCATATCTTCAGCATTATGAAGCTGTTTTCTTAATGGAGTCCAATCACTTGCTTTCATTTTGAGTCCTGCCTTGAAAGCAAGTCTACTTATGTCTGATAGTTGATCTGTCATAGAATATAGCTTGTCCATTATTTGTGCTGCTATTTTAGGATCAAGTTCCTGTTCCTGTTCCCCTAAATACTTGTATAATTTATCCATTTTCACCCTTCCTCTTGTGTAATGATTCTGAATTTAAGTAAAGGTTTACCGTTTATTGTGATATCTCCTTTTGCATTTTTACCGATATCTTTTACTTTAATCTTTTTGTTTTTAAATTTTCCACCTAGCACAATATCCCCAACATTTATAGGTATTTTAATATCTTCTTTTAAGTAGTTTTTGAGTCTCATCTTTAGTATCCATATATGTTAGTGTCATAATCAGGCCCATAGTCAAAGATATCATCACTTTCTTTATCTAATGGGTCATTATCACCAAATGCTGAAAGTGGTTCTGTTGTAGTATCTAAATCTGTCCGTCTATTCACATTATTTTGATCTGTAGGTAGTCTTGTACCTCTAAATATAGTCCTTGCTGATTCAGACTCATCTGAAAATCTATAAGGTCTAAGTACTAATCCCCAAATCATCTTTTTTAATTGAAAGATTTTTTCTTCTTCATGAATATCAGCTATCTCATATGATCTATTGTTCCAGATAGTGACTATGGCATCCCCAGGTTTAGGATGATATCCTGCTGATACATCTCTTGTAAGTGTCCATTTAGGAATACTTGACCATGAGATAACATCTTCAGAGTTTATACCAAATCCTGTTGTAAGAGTAGGTTCTTCAGTAGGTTCATATATAAGTTTTGTTTCATATGGCCCAAGATATCCGGTATGCATATTCTCTCCATACAGATAATCTTTTTTGCCTTGTTCACTTCTTATATAATAGTCAGATACTATTCCTGATATATCGGTAAACTCTACAATGATACTCTGAAAAAGATCATGTTCAACATTACCTTGTAGTTGATGCAAGTTCCATAAAGGCTTAGTAGTTTGTATATCTGTCATTATCTACCTTCTATAAGTTTTGTTTGAGAATCCATAACTAATGTCATAGCTTCCTCTAATCTCTTTACTCTTTTCTTCAAATTAATAAATTCATTGGAACTATGTTTTTTCCCACTCATCCTTAACTCATGCATTTTCTTTTCCATTAATGAATCAAATTCACCATATCCATTATCTTCAATGATGTTACTGCCACGATTATTAATAGAGTCATTTATAGGATCACCTAAAGGATTATCGTTTATTTTACCTGTAGCTACTGATAAATCTGGTTCTGTAACCATTGAGGTATCTACTTCTTTGAAAGCAGTTCCGTCTTGCAACATTTTTTCATAAGCTGAAATCATCTTTCTGTTTTCTTCTCTTGACATTTTATTTCTCCTTCTCCATTTTTAACAATCTAGTATAATAATCTGGTAATTCTGCTAAATGATCTAATGTAATTCTTTTAGCTATTGCCTTGTTTTTGGTATGCTCCATCTCTACTTTAATGCCCATTTCAAGTTCTTTCTTATCTGCATTTTTTTCTGTGAATTTTTCTTTTTTTGCTTTGCCTGTTCCTAAGATAGAACCCAAAACAGCATAAATCTTTGCTTCAAAATCATCAGGTTCAAGACCTAACTTTTCTGCCAAATCATGAACATCATCATCAGGTGGTTTTGGATTATCGGCAAAGAAATCCATTATAGCAGTAAGGATTTTATTATCTTCTTCTGATCCTTCATTCATAAACTCTCTAAGTTTTCTCATATTATCATCCTGTTTAATATCTTGTGTAAGATATTACATTAATAGAGCTAATCTTTCCTTTAGATTATTTAGACCTATAACTACTTTGCCCCATAATTCTGCATCTGCATCTTTTTGAACTTTCTTTATTTCATCTTTGAATATCTTTACTCTCCTATCATAAACTTCATCTATCTTATCTTCTTTTGCTTCACCTAAGTACTTTTCTGTTAAATCCATTTTTTACCCCCCATTAAAATTAAAATTATGGTCTCATAAGTTTCTTTTTTACTATCCATCCCTTTGATTCAAGACTTTTGATTAAAAGAGGATATGATTCATATGGGTTTTTCCCTTTTTTCAATTTTAAGTATTCAGTCCATCCATATGAATGTTTTCTTGCTTTACTGTATTGAGTAGCAGTAAATCTAACATCATATTTTTGAAGGATTCTACCATCACTCATAAAAGCTAAAGTTTTTCTTCTCCAATCTACATCACCATCATCTTTATTATCTTCTTTTTCTAATCTTGCTAACTCTTGTCTACCTCTTGCAGAAAGTTTTGCTTCACCTAATTTTAAATATTTTTTTCTAGCTGCATCTTTACCAATTTTTTTAAACTCTTTTTGACTGATTCCTGATTTAAAATCTCTATCACCTGAATCAACTAGGTGCCATTTTTCATCTTTTGTACCATACACCCATCTTTTTTCACTTTCTCCTAAATATTTATCTACTAAATCCATTTTTTACCCCCATATTATTCCATACCCTTCATGTGATTCTTCAAGTCTTAAAGTTTCATCTAATCTTTCTTTTTCTGTTGTCCCTTCCTGTAGCAATGTATCCCCATCTAACCCTATTCCTATATTGCCGATAGAATTAAAATTGGCAAATTTACTTCTGATTCTACCTAGTACAAGTTTACATTCAGCTAAAGCATAGTCAAATATCCAATCAGAAGTATAAAAATGCTCATCTGAATCCCCTCTTTTCCATGTAGACAATTTAGGATCACTTTCCATACTTCCATAATGACTACCTTCAATCATATATGATCTGATGAGTACAAACCCAGGGGAGTCATAAGTAGCTTCTTGACCATTTTCATCTGGTAACAGTAAAGCATTTCCTGAAGGTGGTTGAGGATGTACTTCTAACTGATTGGTGTATTTATGATATTTGTAATTATATATGGAAGGAGTATATCTATCTAATGTTTTTAAGAAGTCTAATGCAACATGATAACTGATTAGTGAATGTCCATATCCACCGGAAAACATTGCAGGATGGAAAACCCCTCTTGTATATAAAAAATTTTCAACAGTAAATAAAGTATTGATACCGTATTCTGATCCTTGATCATCATAATCAACAATATCTACAACACCTATAGGTAGATCATAAAAATTTTGACCTGCCAGAAGTAAAGTAGTAAAATAGGTTTCGACAATCGAATTTCCTGCTCCCCATTTTACCCACTTATATTTTGCATAGTCTATTGTATCATAAATTTGCTGTTGAGTTAGCTCAACTTTTATTACGGGATATCCCAATCTTCTTTTTATCAGTTCTGCTAAATCAGACTTACTTTGTCTAATATCTAATGGCATAATTCTAACTCCTTAGTGTTTCTAATTATTATTTATATATTTTAACTAAAAACAGTTGAATTGGTTAACCAACTCCAATCATCAATATCATCTTCAATATCTGATAGAATACCCCATGCATCATCTTCTGCATTAACATCTCCACCCTTAAACTGCCATTCTTCATCTAAAATATTCATTTCAAATAGGTAACAGGCCCAAAATAAAGCATCAACACAATCATCATTTTTATCTTTACCATAAAATTTGTTCTCATCTTCAATATAAGAACCTAATTGCTCAATAGTTTCCTTATCCTGTAGCTCTATACTTCCATCTTCTATTAATTTTTTCATTAATAGAACAGCTTTAGGTTTAGTATTTCTGTTTGATCTGATACCAAGACTAGCTGTTTTAGCACCTGAATTAACCAAATGCTCATTTTCCCAATGCCACCATAATTGACCAATGACAGCAGAACCTTCTCCATTATTCTCACATAGGATATGTGCATTATTGTAGTAGATGGATAATCTATGAATGATTTGTGAAAACTCATAAACGTCTGTTAGATTATCTTCAAATACTGCAACTTGTATCATGTCAATAGGCAACACAGAGTTGATTCTAAGGATTTGAATGGTTGAAAAGTGCTCCCCTGTACCCTTTGCAGGATCAACACCAAGGACATATTTAGCACCATCAATAGGTTTCTCCCAAACTCTTAATCTATCCTTCAAATCATACATTCTTGGGTCTCTACTCATGGTTAACAATGTTCTTAATACTTCAGGATTGATAACAGTATTGGTTGAACCAAGGAACTTACAGGCAAACTCTTGATTGAATCCATGAATTCCAAGGTTAGCAATCTGTTCTTTGGCCCATGCCTTATCTCTGTTAGGTACAGCTTCCCATGTGACTTTGAATGGTATAAAAGAATTTTCCTTTGATACTGCTTGACTATATAGCCTATGGAAAATGTTAAACATACCATTAGGAGTAGATATGATTACTATTCTTGATTTTTGAGAAGAAGAAATGGTAGGATAATTTGAAGACCAGAATTCATCAGCATTATTTGAGGGAACAAAGGCAAATTCATCACAAATAACTAAGTTCATAGGCCATCCACGGAAAGCATCTTGAGTAGTAGCTGAAATGATCATTTTTGATCCATTATCAAAGGTAATGGAAGTCTTTGCCCATTCAGTTACCCCAGGTTTTAGCCAAACTGGAAGTGACTCATACATCTTTTTGATATTATCTAAAATTCTTTTAGCTGAAGACTCCTTATTAGATACTATTCCAATATTTTTGTTATCATTAAAAATTGCATACCATAGAGCATAATCAGCTACTATGGTAGTCTTACCTGATTGCCTTGCCCATAGACCGATAAAGAATCTATTTTCTTCTAAAATCTCTAAAGTTTTTATCTGATATTCATATGGATCAAATAGTACTTCACCAAAGTCTAATGTGATAATTTTCACATAGTTTCTTGTAAAGTATAAAATATCATCTCTACACAATAAAAGCTCTTGTACTTGATGATCTGTATATTCTATTTCAACATTTGGTCTTTTTATATATTCATTGTCATACCGTATAGCCATACTTTTACCCTCAATTATAAATATCCTACTTAATACTTATATTTTTTAAGGGTATTTTTCTAATTAATCGTCATAAAAGGGGAGTAGTAAAGAGAAAATACTTTAAATCGACATGAAAGGGGATTAAAATAATAAATAAAGATATGGATACTACGAAAATAAGAGAATTCAAAAGACATGTAGAAAACAATCTTGTAACTCCTATAAATATGCAAGAGTGTCAAATCCGTAAAGGTAAAGGACTTATTAATGGTAAGTCTTATAAATTATGGACAGCAGACCTATGGACAATAGAAATATGTGATCATCTTTTAAATTCAGAAGCAAATGAAAACAAATATCCTGATGATTATCCATATAGAGGGGAATTAGAATATCAGGTATGGGAAACATGGAAACATAAAGTCAATATGTATAAAAACCTTATTAAGATAAAGGACGAATCAGACACCATTGTAATAGGTGAAGTGGGAAGGGGAGTTGATCTATTATTAGCTCAAATGATAAAGGATTGGAAACACATCCTTGCATATGACCATGCTCTACCATATGAACCCCTTTTAAGGTTATGGTTTAAAGGATATGAATATTACACAACAAGTACGGCAAAATTCTTAACAACAGACAAGTATATTAAATCAGAATGCATTCTGATTATCAATGAGACCAAGTTCAGGAAATGGGATAAAATCAATCAAAATATAAAAAATATCATATGGAATGGAGAGTATCTTTATAAATAGAGAATATGGATACTATATGGATACTATAGAATGGGGAATTGCACAAGCTGGATTATTGGCAGCACTTAATGCTGCTTCACATCAACATTCAATGAATCTGATTAGTCAGGCATTTCTGGCAGAAGATATGCCAAGTGATATAACTGAAGCAGTTGGTTCAAAGAAGATAGCTGAAGCTGATCTTGCTCGTAATATCTTGCACAAGATTTACTTAGATTATGCACAAGATTTACTTAGATTATAAACCTGCTGCTATAATGGCATTTCTTGGAGATAGACAGAAATTATCAATGTAGAGTTTTGAATGTCCATCAATTTTGGTCTGAAGATACAAACACCACCTTAGATACTTGCCTATTTTCTTCACTACGACTTCGGGAAGTGAATATCCTGCTGTTTTCCCTTGGCAACATGGCATGAGCATCAGATAATTCGATTTGGACGTTCTATGGATGGATAAGACGGTTTCAGCAAGGTCAACACAGGGATGGACAGACATAATTATGGTTTTTATATGAGGATGTATTTTTTTAAATGTTTTAACTGTCAATCCCCAATCTTCTTTTTGGATATCACTATTAAAATACTCAAAATTTTTAACTTTTGACCATTCTCTTTCTCTTGGACGTATATCTATAGCAAAACAAGATACATTTTTGAATAGAAAGGAAGCTATCACAGAAGTAAGTGCATTACCTGCACAAAAGTCAAAAATTTGATATTGAAAGTCTTTCTTTTTTAGAACAATTTTTCTTAATATCTTGATCATTGCCATTGATTCAGTAATTTCTTTTTCTAGTCTTTGAAGATATAACTAATAGAGCTAAGATATAATCAGGCATCATTTCAAATTTTTACCTTTGACTCTAATCCATCTTTTCTTTTTGATATCGTATATGCTATTTTTAGAATAGAAACGTAAATCAGGATTGAAAAACTTTTTACTTTCTTTTTCCAATTCCTGTTTTTTTAGAAGTACTATATAATCATAAGCATCTTTAATAAACCTAAATTTAATAACATCCCCCTGATGATCTGGATGATGTTTTAAAGCAAGAGCTTTATATGTTGATTTGATTTCTTTGAGAGTTATTTCTTTGATTTTTTTTATTCTAAACAGTTTGAAGTAGTCATTAGTATTAACAGTTCCCATCTTGAACCTCAAATATTTCATTGCAGATTGGACACATTATATCATAAGACCATTCAGCAGCATCATAGCAATCCATTGAAAATACCTTTTCAAATTTATAATTAAAAATATTTTGAATTGGATATGCTACTACTTCAGGACAATCACAATTTTCTTCGATGCTTTCTATTCCTGCATGTTGTTTTGAAGTTTCAATAACCTGTTTTTCTATACATACAGTAGTATGTTTTTTGACTTTAATTGTTTCAGGTAGAACATCCCTATCAGGATCATGTTCCCATCCACAATTAGGACAGTTATCATATCCTTCTGGTTTGAATTCACATACATCACATTGCCAATCAGCAATATTTGCCTTTGATGGATTTATCATTGGGTCTAAAGTATGTGGAGTCAATAGTTCACAATTATCACAATATTTATATCCTTCTGGAATGTTTTTAACATAGGGATGAGCTTTTTTTTCCTTGCATATGAATTCGAATATATGTTCTTCAAATGTTTTATCGTTTTCCATTTTCGGTAAACTTTCTTGCTGAAGCAAAAGCATCAATAACTTTTTCTTCTAGCATTTGTCTTGTAGGATATGGTTCAACAATTACATGAGATATTTCAGAGCAGAGAACCCCAAGGAATTCATCAACTCTATCACTCCCAATACCTTTAGTTGATTCAAGAAGTTGTTTTGAAATATTGGATGCTCTTTCCCAATGACTCATCTAATCTTTCCCCTTTTTTTATCAATATATTTTTTTGCCAGTGGATTGAATCTAATAAAAGCTTCACCGTTTACACAAATCCATATTCGACCATCTTTAGCAATTTGAATTCCTAAATCATATATTCCAGATTCAACTTTTTTTTCAATGGTCAATAATCCTTCTTGATGAATTTCAGGTATTTCCGGTAATTTTTTCATTGCCTATTATTTCACATTTGGGTATAAATGTCAAGTTTTATTTTAGGGTAAATCTTCAATAATTACAATACTTTCGTCTTCTTTTTTTGAATTACTCTAAGGAGCTAGCCCCCCTTATCTCCTAGCTCCCCCCATTCGTCAATGGGTATCGGGGAATTTAAGGTCACAAACACATTTTTTACACTCTCCTTTATGGTTAACTAACTGGTTATAGGTTCCACTTAGAAACGAGCACAAGAAGGACAACAATCATCATCATCTTTCATGATCGGTATATACATTTGCCTACAACCCGTACACATTTTCTTGCTGGCATCATTAATATCAACACCCCAATGATTGAATAGGTCAGTATAAAATTTATCTTCTTCAGCTTCATCTTCTTCA